CAGGTCGCCGCCCGCGCCGCCACGGCGCAGCTCGCCGACACGGCGGGGCGCTCATCGACCTCGCTGCTCGGCATGGTGCAGAACCTCCGTGCCGGCTGGACGGACGCCCGTGCGGCACAGTCCGCATTCACCGGCATCGCCGGGTCCATCGGCGGCGTGCTGCGCGCCGTGTCCGACATGTCCGGCCTGACTCGGCTGGGCACCATCGCCCGGGCGGCCGCGGCGCAGGCGTCGCGCGCGTTCGCGTCGCTGGCCACGCAGGTCGGCGGACGCCTGGCCGCCGGACTGTCGAAGTCGTTGCGGTCGGTCGGCTCGACCGTGCGCGGCGCGCTCAGCCCGCTCACCGGGTACGTCTCCGCGCAGGCGACGCTCCTGGCGTCGCCGTTCGTGAAGCTCGGCTCCCGGGTCGCGTCGTGGATGAGCCCGGTCACCACCCAGGTGCGGGGCGCGTTCGCGAAGATCGCCGCCGTCGGCGGCCCGGCCGCTCAGCGCCTGGTCAGCAGCTTCGTCTCCGGTCTGCCTCGGGTGGGGTCGGCTGCGGCCTCCGCGTTCCAGGGCGTCGTCTCCGCTGCAGGCCGCGCGGCTTCCGCCGCGGGTGGTGCTCTCGGCCGCGGCATCCAGACAGCCGCCACCGGCGCGGTCTCCGCCGCCGCGATCGGCATCGGTGTCGCGTTCGGGAAGGGCTTCAGCCGCCTCACCGCGATCGACACCGCGCGCGCGAAGCTGACCGGACTCGGGAACGACGCCGAGTCCGTGAAGACCATCATGGGCGACGCGATGTCGTCAGTGCGCGGCACGAGCTTCGGGCTCGGCGAGGCGGCCACCGTGGCCGCCGCCGCAGTCGCGGCGAACATCAAGCCCGGCGAGCAGCTGCAGTCCCACCTCAAGAACATCGCGAACAACGCCTCCGCGGCGGGGCTCTCGATGGAAGAGATGGGGTCGATCTTCAACCGTGCCGCCACCCAGGCGAACGGTGTCCAGAACGACGTCATCAGCCAGCTCGCCGACCGCGGCATCCCGATCTATCAGGCTCTCGCGGACCAGCTCGGCGTCACCGCCGGCGAAGTGTTCGACATGGCCTCCCGTGGCGAGATCGACTTCGAAACGTTCTCGCGTGCGGCCGAAGCTGCTGCGGGCACCGTGGCCGCGGAGATGGGCAAGACCGTCCCGGGCGCGGCGAAGAACTTCCTCGCCGCGATGGGCCGCATCGGCGCGAACGCGCTCGAGCCCGTCTACTCCAAGATCGGGCCGCTGATCGCAGCGGCGACGTCCGCGCTCGGTCCCATCGAGGAGCGGGCCACGGCGTTCGGTGCCGTGCTGGTGCGCGTCGTCGGCCCCGCGATGGACTGGCTCACCGGCCTGTTCACCAAGATCGGGGAGGGCGCATCCCTCGCCGGTGCCGGACTGGGCGGGCTGACCGGTGTGCTCGCGCCGCTGGGCGCCGCGTTCGCGGCACTCGGGGCCGGGGGACTGGCCGGGGTCCTGTCCCGGCTGCCTCTGGTCGGGTCGATGCTCGGCGGGCTCACCGGCCCGCTGGCAGCCCTCGGTGGTCCCCTCGGGATCGTCGCGGCCGCGTTCGCGGGGCTCGCGCTGTCCGGCGGGGACTTCGCCGGGCTCGCGTCCGGGATCACCGGGATCGTCGACCAGATCGTCGCGGCCCTTCCCGGGCTGATCGACCAGGTCGTCTCGGTCGTGCCGTCGATCGTTGGCGGTCTGGTCGCGGCGATCCCGCAGCTGCTCACGGCGGCCGGGTCGATCGTGCAGAGCCTCATCGCCGGGATCGTCCAGGCGGTGCCCCTGCTGGTGCAGGGCGCGGTCGCGCTCGTGTCCGGGCTGATCGATGCGATCGTGTCGAACCTTCCGGCGATCATCGACGGCGCGATCTCCGTGGTGGGCGCTCTCGTCGAGGGCCTCATCAGCGCGCTGCCGGTCCTGGTCGAAGGTGCGCTGCAGCTGGTCGGTGGTCTGCTCACCGCGATCGTGGCCGCACTCCCGCAGATCATCGAAGGCGGCGTGCAGCTGCTCATGGCGCTCGTCATGGGCCTCGTGCAGTCGCTCCCGGTCCTGCTGCAGGCCGTGATCGACCTGGTCGCGGGCGTGACCCAGATGATCATCGACAACCTGCCGATGATCATCGAGGCCGGCATCCAGCTGCTGATGTCGCTGATCACCGGGCTGATCGACGCGCTCCCGATGCTGATCGACGCCGCGATCACCCTGATCGTCCAGCTGGTCTCGAACCTGCTGACGCAGCTGCCGCGACTGATCGAGGCGGGCATCACCCTCGTCGTCGCGATCATCACCGGGCTGATCGAAGCGATTCCGCAGATCATCGCGATGATCCCGCAGATCATCGAAGCGATCTGGAACGGCCTCGCCGAAGTCGACTGGCTCGACCTCGGAGCGCAGATTATCCAGGGCATCATCGACGGCTTCTTCAGCATGGTGGGATCTCTTGGCGACGCGGTCGGCGACATCGTCGACACGATCACCGACTTCTTCCCGCACTCGCCCGCCAAGCGCGGCCCCCTGTCGGGGTCGGGGTGGCGGCGGCTGAAGGAGTCCGGCCGTGCGACCCTCGACCAGTTCAACGCGGGAGCGAAGGACGGGGCGGGGGACTTCGGGGCGACGCTGGTCGACGTCGCGAAGGACGCCTCGGCCAAGGCGCAGCGGGCGATGACGACCGTCACCGCCACCGTCGCCGCGAACCCGCGACCGGATGGCGCGCCGAACGGTTCGCTGCGAAGTGGGACGTCCGACGCGCCGGTGGTGCAACAGACGAACAACTTCGCGCACCTGGACCCGGAGGTCGCTTCGCAGATGACGAAGAACGACCTGATGGCGACGTTGAGGGGGCTGCTGTGATGCACGATCTGCGGATCCGATCCGGTGGCCTCCTCATCGAAAGCGCACCCTGCACGGCATCCCGCCCGCGGGGGGCTTCTACGTCACCAAGGACGGCTTCGAGGGGTGGGAGGATTCGACCGAGCCGCGCTCGGAGTCGATCGCCCGCCCCTCGGAGCACGGCGACTTCGACTTCGAGGTGCTGCAGTCCGCGCGCGTCGTATCCGTCGAGGGCGTCATCCTCGCCCCGACCGGCCCCGACCGGGTGCGCCGAGGAAACCAGCTGCGCTGGCTCGGCGCGACCGGCGACGCATTCCAGGTCGAGGTCGACCTCTACGGGGAGACCACCTGGGCGAACGCGCGGCGGGGGATGACCCGGGTGAAGCCCGCCGGGATCCGGGAGGGGTTCCACTGCGCGACGTTCACCTGGCAGTTCGTCTGCCGCGACCCGCGCCGCTTCGGCGCGGTCCAGTCCTTTCCCGCCGGGGTGCCCGCAACCCACTTCGGCAACTTCCCCGCCTGGCCGACGTTCACGGTCACCGGCACCGCCCCCGGCGGGTACACGATCAACGGGCCCGGCGGGCGCCGCATCGTCGTCACCCGCGCGCTGACGGCAGCGCAACCGCACGTCATCGACACCGCCACCGGCGGGCTGCTCATCAACGGGGTACGTGTCGAAGGCGGCATCACCGTGTGGGAGCCGTGGACGATCGCGCCCGGCGTGACGGCGTTCGCCCACACGATCAGCGCCGGCGCGCTGCGCGTCGATGTCCGGGACACATTCGTCTGACGCCTGGAGGTGCCCATGCAGCACGCCGTTCTCGCCTGCCACGGCATCACCGGGGACGTGCTGGACCGGCTGCCGGTCACCGCGTTCACGTACGACCGGCTGCTGTCCGCCCGCGGCGACGGGTCCGCGACGATCCCGCTCGCCTCCCCGTGGCGCGACCTCGACTTCCGCGGACTGACCCGCCCGTGGGAGCGGATGCTCGCGCTCGTGCGCGGGGGACGAGTCGCCTACGCCGGGTACATCACCGGCCGGGAGTACGACTTCGGGTCGCCGCTGCTGCACGTGCAGCTCGGCGACCTGTGGGCGTTGCTGGAGAAGCGCCTCGCCGTCGACCACTCCATCAACGGCGTCGAGAAGTGGCAGGTCACGATCACCGCGTCGCTCGCCACCCACGCGAACGTCGCCCTGATCTGGGCGCGAGACAGCTACACCGGCACGCCCAGCGCGATGTTCCCCGTCACCATCCCCGGCCACGCCGACGCACCCGCCGTCACCCGCACCTACTACGGCTACCACCTGCAGACGGTGGCGGACATGTTCGCCGAGCTCGTCGCGGAAGGCCTGGAGATCTACCTCGAGCCGCGACTGAGCGAGCAGGGGAAGGTCTACTGGTACGTACGCGCCGGCATCGGCTGGACGAGCGGCCTGAGCCGAGACATCTACGTCTCCACCCCGACGTCACCCGTGACCGCGCTGAAGTGGCGCGAGGACGCCGCCCGGGTCACCAACAACGCCATCCGCGTGGGCGAGGGGTCCGAGCAGGACATGCTCACCCGATCCAACGTCAACCCGTCCTCACCGCTCCCGCTGCTCGAGCGGGTCACCGCATCGAAGACCGTGGCGGACAGTGTCCAGCTGCAAGCGCTCACCCTCCAGGACCTCAAGACGTTCGGCTCGCCGACCGAGCAGTGGGACGTCACCGTGACCGCCGACACCCAGATCGACATCGGCGACACAGCGCGCATGCACGTCGACCGCGACTGGTGGATCCCCAGCGGATGGCACTCGCGGCAGGCCGTCCGGATCTCCGGTGACCTGTCCGAGCAGATGCGCGTCGCGTTCCAGCCGACCGGAGGTGCCTGATGGTCGACCACCTCGACCTCAAGATGAGCTACGCCCAGCTCGTCCGCCTGATCAAGGATCAGACCACCGCGCTCATCCAGCGCTCCGGCATCGGCAGCGCCGGCCTCCGCGTGCACAGCGGCGGGTTCATCACCATCGAGAACGGCGGCCTGAACGTCGACGGCATCGCAACTGTCGCGGGCAAGCTCACCGGCAGCGGCACCTTCGACTGGTGGGGTCCCTCGATCCTGCGAGGCGAGGTCAACGTCACCGGCGACCTCTACACCTCCGGGCAGATGGGCATCGCCGGGCTACTGACCGTGGCCGGCGCGACGACGCTGAACGGCGCCGTCACGATGAACAACGACCTCACCCTCGGCACCGGTCGCGTCCTGGCCGGCCCGCTGCGGATCGACCGCGCGGGCGGCTACGGCGGCCGCGTGTACTCGTCGAGCATCCTCGTGCTGGAAGCAGCGAACGCCGTGCTCATCCCGAACGACGTCGACATCCGCGGAATCCTCCTCACCGACGGCCTCGACGTGGACGGGCCGAAGAACTTCCGGATCGACCACCCCACGAAGCCCGGCTACTGGCTGCGCCACGGCTCGACCGAATCACCGGTCTCCGGCACCGAGTACACCGGCACGGCCACCATCGGGCCGGACGGGTCCGTCGAAGTCGAGCTGCCGGACTACTTCGAGGCGCTGAACAAGCCCGACGGCCGGACTGTGCACGTCACCGCGGTCGGGCGGCCCTTCCTCGTGGGTGCCGACAAGCCCCGTGACGGGAAGGTCACGATCTACGGCGACCCGGGCCGCGACGTCGACTGGATTGTGAAGGCCGAACGCGAAGGGGCCGACTTCCCCCTCGAGGAGAAGATCCCGACCGAGCCGGAGCCCGAGGCGGAACCCGAGCGGACGCAGGAGCCCGAGGGTCCCGCGGATGAGCCCGCATCGATCTGGGAGCTTCCCGGCGTGCGGGCAGGAGAGGAGTAGCCATGGGTGGACTCGTCATCGAAACCGTACGCCCCGGGGTGCAGTTCGTCCCGGTCGCGGCCGCCGCGTTCCGCCGAGCCAACGCGCAGGTGCGGGCCGAGTTCGGGCGCGACATCGACTCGAACTCCACGTATCGGTCCTGGTCGGACCAGATGCTCATGTTCACGAACTGGAACCGGTACGTCGCCTCCGGTCGGCTGCCGGCGCTGTACCCGGGGCACAGCAAGGCCGTGCATCCGTCGGAGTCGTTCCACGTCAGCGGGCTCGCGCTCGACTCCGACGACTGGAAGATCCCGCGGATCGTCGCGATCCTCGCCGAGCACGGCTTCATTCGTACCCGCCTGCACGTGCCCGGTGAGGACCACCACTTCGAGTACGTCCAGAAGCGCGACCGCCACTTCGGCGAACCGATCCCCACCGGCAGCGCGACCGCGCCCGCCACCACCGCACGACCCGAGTCCGAGGAGGACGAGATGCCCGATTCCATGTTCGCGATCGTCGACGGCGTGCCGTCCTGGTGCTGGCTCAACTGGGGCACCGGCGCTCTCATCGCCGTGCACACCCAGGCCGAGGCCGACTGGATCGGCTCCTACATGGGGTCGATCCGGCAGGATCTCCGGTTCGCTCGCGTCAACGGCGCGCAGGTCACGGATGGCGGCACCGAGCTCTACAAGAACAAGCTCGCCATGTTCGGGCTGCTCTGCCCGAAGCCGACCATCCAGCGGGGCGGCTTGTCCGACGGGGACTTCACACGCCTCGAAGCGATGATCACCGCCGGCGTCAAGGACGCGCTGACCGGCGTCGCCTGATGCGCCCGCGCGTAGCCGGGGGAGGTGCGCATGGCTGAGGAGCTCCCACCGTCCCTGTTCAACATCCTGCGCAGCGACCTCCGGGATACGCGCACCGAGATCAACGGACGCCTCGACGGGCTCTCGCGCGACATGGTCACCGCCTCGATGCTCGCGCAAGTCCAGGCGAACCAGAAGGAGCGCGACGACCGGCAGGACGCGCGACTCCGCGACCTCGAAGAGGCCGACACCGAACGTGAGAAGGAAGCGCGCCGCATCGCGGAGGAGCAGCGGAAGACCCGCGCGCAGCAGATGTTCTCCATCGGCCTCGCCGGATTCGGTGCCCTGCTCTCCGTCATCGGCGGAATCGTCCTCTGGACCGTGACGACCGGTCTGCAACAGATCGCAGGAGGTTGAGCATGTTCTCGACGAAGATGTGGACCGTCGGCTACAAGGTCATGGGCGCGCTGATCGTCGTGCTCGTGCTCGGTGCGATCGTCCTGGTCTCGCTGAACAACGCGCAGCAGCGCGCCGAGAACCAGGACATGTACGCCGACCTGCAGGCGTCGCAGGCCAACGCGCAGAGCCTTTACGAGCAGCTGCTCGCTGAGGGCGTCGAGCCGGAGGGCGAAGCGCCCGCCGAGGTCGTCCCCGGACCCGCAGGAGATCCCGGCCCGCGCGGACCGTCTGGCCCTGCAGGCGATGACGGCCAGCCCGGCGCGGCAGGGCTCCCAGGTGCACCCGGCGCGAAGGGTGACACCGGCGACCCCGGACCGCAGGGCACACCGGGAGCCACCGGCCCCAAGGGCGACACGGGCCCCGCTGGGCCTCCCGGCGCCACCGGCGCGACCGGCCCCACCGGACCCGCAGGTCCGCTCTGCTCCGACGGGTCCACGGCCGTAACCGGCTGGATCACCATGGCCGGCACCGAGCTCGGCCCGTTCACCCCGACGCAGGCGACCGTCTGCGTCCACCCAACGACAGGAGTCACCCCATGAGCAAGCTCACCGACCGCACCTGGTGGAAGGCAGCGCTGCTGCGCGCTCTCTACACGGCCATCGCGATCGTCCTCCCGTACCTCGGCGGCGCGCTGCTCGCCGATGTCCCGTGGATCACCGCGGCATCCGCGGCCGCCCTCGGCTTCCTCGCCTCGCTCGCGACGTCCCTCGCCGGACTCCCCGAGACGCAGGGCACGAACCTGCCCTGGTGGCTCGCCGCCGTCGAGCGCGTCGTCAAGACCTTCGCCCAGGCCCTCGCCGCCGGATTCCTCGGCGCGACACTGCTCTCCGACGTCCCCTGGTCGACCGTGGTCCAGGCCGCACTCATCGCCGCGCTCACCTCGCTGCTGCGCCTCGTGCTCGCCACGCTTCCGCAGGACCCGACGATGCAGCCCTCCGACGGCATCACGATCCGCGGCCCGCTTCGTCTCTCGGGGACAGCGATCGTTGTCGACCAGGTGAACCACTTCGACACCACGGACCCGCGCGAGGCGGCAGAGCTCACGTCCACGCAGCTGCGTCGAGACCTCAAGGGGGAGTGATGGCCGTCGTCACCTTCACGCTGACCGACTTCGGACTGGAGACGCTCACCGACAAGTCGCCGCGCGTCATCTTCACGCCGTCGTCGGCTGGCGTGAAGGGGGCGCAGCTGTTCCCGACGACCCCGATCGTCACGATCCCCGACGCCGCCGGCAACGGGTCCGTCACGCTCGAGGCGACCGACGGGGTCGTGCCGACCGTCTGGTATTCGGTGTCGATCGAGCACCTGCAGCCCGGCGGTGAGTACACGCACTACGACGTGCTCGGCTATCGGCTGTTCGTGCCCGAGCAGGGCGGGCCGATCGGTTCGCTCCCGGGTGCACCCCTGTCGCCGCAGAGCGTCCTCGTGTCCCTCGATCCGCCCCCGCCCGGATACAAGGGCTGGTGGCTGTATTCCCCCGCGCAGGGGCAGGAGATGCCCCTCGACGACCCCCTCATCGGGGAGCTAAGGCTGGTGAGCTGACATGGCCGACATCATCCCCATCACGAACCTCCGCGGGCCCGCCGCACGCATCGTCGGGATGACGAAGGAAGTCCTCCCTCCGGGCGTCGAGCCGGACGTGGAGATGACCGGGCCGGACCAGGGTCGGGAGTTCCACTTCAAGCTGGCGCAGCCGGACTCGGTCGCTCAGACCGGGATCATCGAGAACGGCGATCTGATCGTCACGTTCGAGTCCGGGAAGGTGGCGAACGCGGGGCGGGCCCGCGGCGCTGACGGTCTCAGCGGCACGGATGGCGTGCCGACGGACGAGGCGATCGGCACCGCGATCGGCACTGCAGGCACCAGCGCGTCGAAGACCGCTGTGCGCGAGGTCGCGGGCATCATCGACGGCCTCGTCGCCGATGACGTCACCGACAACCGCGCACGAATCCAGGCATGCCTCGACAAGGGCGGTAGCTGGGTGCTCCCCGCGACCCCAGGGCGCTACCTGGTGAACGGGGCGCTCGAGCTCGCAATCCCGGGCACATCGCTCGACGCTTCTGGCGCTCCGATCCGGCAAGGCGTGGACGGCCAGGCGCTGTTCAACGTCACCGCCTCCGACGTGACGATCAATGGGGTCGACGCGATCGGTGACCTCGACTCGCTCGACATCACGGGCATGAACGCCGCGTGGGAGATGTCGATCATCGCGTCGCGGTGGACCGTGATCAACGCGTACACGGGCGCGCACCGCCTCTCGATCCCGTGGGTCCGGGGGCGGGGCTTCGACTCCGTCGTGCGCGTCACCAGCTGGGACCGGACCGCCGGCGCGATCGGCAACCGGGTGAAGGACGTGTCGATCGGGACGCTCCTGTGCGAGAACGTCGAGTTCGGTCTGGTCGCGCACGGCACCGAGCGGCTGTCCTACCAGGAGATCAAGGGAAGCTACTGCTGCCCGGTGGCCGGCCCGCGGCCGCCGCACCTGGTGTACTTCTCGGGGAGCAACGGCGAGAACATCGACGCGTCATGCGGAAGCGCGATCGCATCCGGCTTCGAGGGTGGCGTCGTCCCGGGGCAGGCGTTCCAGTTCAAGGGCATGCGCGGTGGCCACGTCGCGTCGCTCCTCGCCCAGGGATGCCCGGGCGTGCTCAACGTCATGGACTCAACCGACTTCGCGATCGACTTCGTCTCGTCGCTCGGCGACACCTGCGTCGACCCGTACGGATCGATCGCGCTCTCGCAGACGACCACCCTGAGCAATGTCCGCATCGCGCGGGCTGTGGTACGCATGGTCTCCGACGGGATCCCCTTCCGCCTCACGTCGGGGGCGGACTGCCGGTTCGGCGAGTTCGACTTCGAGGTGAAGCACACCACCGCCGGCACCCTGCACGACGTGAGCCTCGCTGGCGTCCGCAACTCGATCGAGTCGGTGCGAGTGCAGAACATCGGGGCGAAGGCATGGCGGGGTCTCGCGCTCTGGTCTGGTGCCGGCCACCGGGTCGGGCGCATCGTCCTCGAGGCGATGCGCATCGGCGTGGAGGTGCGCGGTACGGCCACCGGCGCGAACATCGCGTACGACCCGGCGACCGTCACACTGCATCCGACCGACGGGCTCGCGAAGATCATGGTCGCTCCTGGCGCCGCGCCGACCCTCGTGCTCCCCAGCACACCCTCGGCCGCGTCGCGGGTGCGCGTGATCGACGACTTCACCATCGCTCCGGAGACGTTGAGCGGGCTCGGCCCTGGCTGGACCACACAGCTCGGTACCTGGGCGGTTGACTACGCGTCGGGTGAAGCAGGCGAGACCGCCGGCACGGCGCAATCGAACGCGTATCGGGACGCCGGCGTGGCGAACGTGTCGCTCGAGGTCGACGTGAAGCTCCGGGGCCTGCCTGGGGTGATCGCGCGCCGCATCTCCGCCACGGAGTACCTGGTGGTCTACCTGAGCACCACGGCCGTCACGATCGCCAAGCGCGACGGCACGCTCACCACCCTCGCGACCCAGGCCGGCATGTACCAGCAGGACCGCTGGTATCGGCTTCGGGTGGACGTCTTCGGAGCGGTCGTGAACGTTGCGGTCAACGACCTCCCGATCCTGTCCCACACGCTCGCGGGCGGCGATGAGACGAAGTTCGGCACCTCCACGATGCACGGCTTGTTCTCGTCAGCCTCGGCGGGCGCGTCGAAGTTCAAGCGGTTCCAGGTGTCGCGCATCTGA